AATATCGGCATTGGTGTTGTTAATTCTGAAGTTCTATCTGTCCATTTTTCAAATATTTTAGGGTCAAAATCAGCCAAAACTTTCATCATACGTGTCATCAAAAGACAAGAACTTACAAGGTCATCGTGCTGTCCGGGTTTTGCCTTGTAGCTCAGGCCTGACGCCACAAAATCCTTCATTTCGGAGATCAAAAGCTGTGAATTTATTTTCATTTTACCACCTTCGACAAGTTCTTTAAATTTTGTACAAGCATCAATCTTGTGTTTTGCGGTTGTGTTGAATCCTCTTCTAAATTTACGTCTGTGTCCTTTTCTTATAGGTTCTGATAAAAACATGCCAACTATATTTTCTTCACCTATGTCCATCACCCTCATCAAAGCGGCTTCTCCTATGGTATTGTTTTCCATTGAATAAAAAATTTGCGGTGTTGCTGTGCTGTCTTTTTCCATTATAGTGTCATGTATATGCTTGTTGATGCCTTGCAATATCCTAATTTGCTGATTCATTGGTGTCTGGTTGTGATGCCATTCACCTACCTGTTCAAATGTTGGCAATTCAAAAACCTGTATTGCCGCGTAGTCTCCGCCCGTGCCCATGCTTGGATCAAGGCTGACAAGATATGTGTGTCCCGGTGTTGGGCGTTTGAACCAACGCACTTGTCCTGTTGTCTCCACTGGAGCAACACCTTCCATGTCCGCCAGTGTGATACTACTGATCAAGGTTTCATCAAAGATTAAGAATTCACATTCGTGTTCCCTTCTGAATCTTTCTTCACCTATTCTCGATCTTTCCGCTTCTGCCCATGCTTCATCTCTATCCGGATGTTCATTCCAGTGTGCCTTCATTGCATAGAAACCATTGGTTCCTATTATCTTGTCGTTTCCGTACTCATCAAACCTTTTGTTTGCTTCTTTCCAGATCAATGCAAATTGATCCTCGTCACTATTAGGTGTGGAAGTTATTAGGCATTTTCCTCCTGTACTCAATGTCGGAGATAGCGAAGTCCAAAACTCAACTGCTTTTTCGGGAGGTTGCACGAATGCAAACTCATCGCAGTATATCATAGTCAAGGACATACCTCTACCTGTATTTTCTGTTGTGGTAGTTGCCATTATTTTTGACCCGTTGTCAAATTCAATACTGTTCCTGTTATACTGTTGCACACCTGCCTTTATCCAACCAGGCAACATCTCATATGCGTAACGAACCCTGGACATGATGTCCGATGCTCCTGCGTATTTGTGTGCCGCGATTAGTATCGATGAGTCAGGATGGAACATGGCATACCATATCAAATAACCTGAGGCACACGTGGTCTTCCCTGTCTGCCTAGGTAACATTGATATCGAAAACCTATGTGAATTGTAAGCTTCAATTAATCTTTCTTGATAAGGATAAGGTTTGAACGGCATCTCGCCTTTGGTTGGATGTTGTATTTTCATAAATTGCTTCATGAAATACAGCGGACCTGTTTTAGGGTCCATGCATTTTTCCAATTGCTCTACCTGATCCTTGGTATATTTGTGCTTTTTGTTTGCACGTTTAATTTGTTGCGAATCTAAACTAACATACGCCATAGTGTAGTATTTAATGGTTAAGGATTGTTAGGAAAAGACTTATTTTTTCTCTTTTGCTTCTTTGTCTTTGGCCGCTTTTTTCATTGGCTCTGTCTTATTACCATCTTTATCTAGATCGATGTAATCAGGTTTTGCCGCTTCAGTGTATGCTTTCTTGAAAGACTCGTATTGCGTTCTTAGACTGTTTGAAAGTTCTTCTTCAGTAATTTTGTCTTCTTGAGCAACAGCCATTGGGTTGTCACCTGGATATTCTTTTCTGTACTGAGTTTTTTGTCTGTTCAATCCACCCGAATGCACATTCACTAGCGAATCAACATCTTGCACTGTTGGTTCAGCTTTTGGTCTGTCGCCTGGAGAGTTTGCAAAAGTTTCTTCTTGTTTCTCCATGTCAGGTTTCATTACCATGTCTCTCATTCGTCCCATGTCCATCGACATCATTGCATCATCGTCACCGTGATCCATGTCGTGTTTTGGTTCCATGTCAGGCTTCATGTCTGGCATGTCAGCACCCATTGGTTTGACACCTGCTAATTTTAAAATTTGCATCATCATACCTGCTTCTTCTGGAGAGTCGGTTGTGATTTGGATCGCTTCTTTTACTTCTTTTTTGTCTTTTGTTTCCATAGTGTTTGTATTTAGTGTATCATCGCCCATATATTTTTCTTCACCATCGTCACCAAATTTGTCCGCAACCATTTTGGCCGCTGTTTCTAGTTCGTATGACTTAGGAAATGGTGCTTCTTTTGATCTTTTCACAAGATCTCTAACAACATCCTGCTTTGGCATTTTTAACACACCGTCATCGTCGACATAATCACCAATCGCCTCTTCGGCACCGATGAAAACATCACTCATTCCACCAACTTTTTCTTGCATTTCGTCATCCTTCATTGCCTGCTTTGTTGCTGTGGCATACATGACTGCATCTGCGTCTTTGCCATATCTTTTCTTGAACCCTGCCTTGTCTTTTTTCATGCCTTTGACAATTTTTTCTCTTTTGTCCATTTCGCCGCTTGTCATTGATCTGCCCGTTGTTGTGTGTTGGCCACCATGGGCTTCATTTTTTTCTTTTTTAGCAATGGCAATTGCCGCCTGCTGTTTTGGATTCATTGCTTCTGTTGAACTGATTGCTTTTTGCACTTCAGGACTTTTGTTAGCGATTTCTTGCAATCTCTTCAATACGTCAATCATTTCCATAGGTTTATTTCCTTGCTGGATCTGGATGTGGATTGGTTGATTTTGTGAAAGGACTTGGTGTTGCAACTTCTTCTTTGCTTTGAATATTTGGATTTTCTTTTGGCATGTCCTTGTCTTCTTCTCTGTCTTTTAATAATTCTTTTAACAAACTCATGTTAGCTTTGGTAGAATGAAAATCTTCAGCGTTGACTTTTGGAGCATCTTTGTATTCGATATCTCTTAATTTATTCACATATTCTGATTTTTCTGCCACTTGCATTTGTTCTTGATATTCTTCCGATGGTTCGTTTGGTTTTCGAACAACAATATGTGTTTGCGGTATATTCAAGTATGTGCCTAAATATTCTTTCATTTCCCTTGGTGAAGCAGGATAATTTGTAGTAACATCAAATATTGTAACTGATTCGTTGCTTAGAGCCGGAAAATCTAATGGTAATTTTTGTATAGGTGTGTTTTTGCCTGCGGACATTTTTGCTAGTTCAAATTTTTGTAATGCAGTTTCTAAACGATTTTTATCTATATCTTTAGGCTCGCCGGCAACCTTTATTTTATAGTCATATGACTTATGTGCTTCTGTTAGGTATTGTTTAAAAGTGCTCATTTAGTATATTTAGTCTTTTTTAAGTAGTTTCTTCATCAATTCGTTGCGGTCAGATATCACGAAACCATCCTGCTCTTCTATACCTGTATCATCCTTATTGCCTTGGTCAATTTTTTGCTTTTTAAGTTGTAATTCAACCATTTTCAATTTCTTATCAATTTTGTTAGATTTGGCATCAATAGCATTTCTTAACATGGTACTTGCCACTTCGAATATACGTCCTGAGTAACGCGAGTCAACATTCATACCCAAATCCATTAAATTTTTGTAACTTTCTTCGGCCTCAACCGCCAGTTTGTCCAGTTCTAGGTCAGACAATTCTCCAAGACCTTTGACTTGTGGCAAAGCTGAGGAAATCTTATCAAATTCGGCATAACTTTTCTCTAAGTTCTTTTGTGTTTGCGGGTCTAAGTTTTTGCTTTTGCCATTAGCTTGATCGGCTTTTTCTTTGTCTTTAGCATCAACCTTTGCAAATGCTTCTTTAACATTTGGTAAATTTAAAATTTCTTCTAACTTCTTTGTCATTGCTTTATTTACTTACGTGAGCCTTGATGGAATAACTGTTCTTCTGACAATACCCTGAACCTAATTTTATTTTGTTTTGCGTAAGCATTTGCCGCCTCCCATTTGGCCATGTTTATCACGGCCTGCTTTTTCTTACCTTGACTTTTACCAGCATCACGAATGTTAGTTTGTGATTTTGGTTTCACTTCAATCAGTTCAGCGTGTTTGGCGCCATTTTTATCTACGTACACAACAAAAAAGTCTGGCACATACACCGTGTACTTTCCAGTCAAAGGATGTCTATAAGGTATCTTAATTGATTCACTTGCCCACTTTGCCACGTTAGGATGTTGATCACACAATCTCATAAATGCATGTTCCCAACTAGATCTATATGTTGGTGTTTTCAAGCCAACATACTTTTCTTGATTTTTTGGATAGAATTTTCCTTTTGCGAATCTGGGCAACATTAGTCTAGAATATTTCTAGATACTAGGTCTTTGGTAGCGAGTGTTTGCCTCACACCCAATCTACTAGACTTGTATCTGTTAGCATTAAGTATGATTGTTATAAGTTCTGACAGTTGGGCCGGTGTTGCATATGTCAATTTGTCCAAAAGTTCTTGCGGATTTATATTATCAATCTTTGCCTGTGCCAAAATTACATAAGCTGTTGACTCTGCAGATTCTCTCTTGAAACCCCGTTGAACAAAAAAGGCAATTGCCGCATCATATTCACCTGCGTTGAATTGGTATTCCTCTTGATAATTGGCCGTCTTTAGTTTATCGATTGTATCCTGCAGATTATCTTTATCTTTTTGTGGTAGGTTTGTATAAAATTCTGCCATTATAAACTCGCTTTCTCAACAGATATAGAAACACTTTTTGATGTTCTCTCTATTTTTAAGTATCCTTCAGTAACTAATTTTCTAATATTTGTAGTTGCTTTACTTCGATATACTGTTTTAACGCTAGTTGAAGCGTTTTCAAATTCAACATCGGATTCGGCAACTGTTAAATTTTTTCTTGATCCGATATCTTTGTAATATAAGCCTGCCGCCACTTCATCCTTTACGTTGGAATCATTATTAACTAGCTTAAAAGATTCATCAGCGGTATAAAATCGTGTTGTATCTAATGATACATTTGAAAGCCTCTTTACATCGGACTTATTGGTATTATCGTTAGTACCTTTTTTGTTTGCAATTGTTAATCCAGTTGCTACTGCGGCGCCGATCTTAAATTGATCTACCGGACTCGTGGTTCCTGCTTGTTTTCCAATTTCAAGTATTCCTCTTTTTGCAATACCTTTTAGTTCTTCTTTTGCGGCTCCTTTTTTGATCTTTTTGGCGTTGTTGTAAGTATTTGACGCTGATAAAATAGCACCTAAAATGTTTCCGGATTGTACATTTTTTATCACCGACCCAATACCGTCTACTACGCCTCCTGGTCCAAATATCGAGTTTGTTCCGCCACCTAAGACAGTCAAAGGTGAAGGTTCTTTGTCGTAATTTATTGTTGCAAATCCTGGCACTGTGTTGACGTTAATTATGCCTGACTTATATAAAACTGTTTCGTAAAAAATTTGCATTGTGTTTTGCATGACTCCTGCTCCATCGGCCTGATCTAATGTGTCATGTGCAAAAGATCCAATTACAGGATTCACCAATGTCATGGATGTAAATCTTTGCTTGTGTAGTACAAAAATTTCAATACCTTTAATGTATGGCTTTCCTCTTTGTTTTGGTGTATCTAGTCCGTACTTATTTGTTGAGTTTTTGACGTATGCAGTTCTGTAATAGTCATCTTTTGTTTCATTGATCTGTAAATCAGAATTCATTGAGACACCGTCTGCAACGGTGTACTCATAATATTTCTTCCAAAAAGCATTGACTGTGTCGGCATGATCATCATGAAATGTAATGTTTACAGGCTCATACTGGATACGTGTTGCTGTGTACATTTTTTTATTGTATTGTATTTTTTCCTCAACGTTGTACCCGTATCTAGGAAGATCCGCGGCTTTTACCAACATGTTTAATTGGAACCTTTCGTTGGCTGTAAAGGCAGGATCGAATAATGTTTCATCAAGATTGAATACCACATGAAACAAAAACTTTTGCTTCGGCATTAGTTTGAAGTTATCGTCTATGTACAATCGTGAGGCATGTCGATAGTCTTTCATGCCTGGCAGGCCGTTTTGGAAACCCTGTAAGTAATCGTTAATTCTTGGCATACGTGTTATTTATAGCCACAAAAAAAGCGCCTATAAAGACGCTTTTCCTGTTATAAATGCTAACGAAAATTACGCACCACCACCAGTACTTAAAGTACCAATAGTTCTTGCAACCGCAGTTCCTATTCCTGTGCCTTGTGGTGTTTGTATCGCGTTATCGTATCTTACTGAAAGTGTTATTGTAGCAGGTTCTGATACGTTGTATGCTAACGTATTGTAATTCACGTTTTCCACATACGCACCATATAATTCAAATGTTTCAAGAACAGTTGGTGCACTTGCTCCGTTACCACCGTCTAACATTTCAATTCTACCTGTGAATTTGTAATCTATACCTGATGCCGCACTTGATTGTTCAAAGAAATCAAATTGTTTCTGAATTTGCTCACCAACTAATTTCGACACTGAATTGTTTACGTCATCCCTTAGTGTGATTGTGATTGGTTCCCAAGTGTGTTTACCTGCAACATATACTCTTGAGTTGTATACGTCTAGTGTCACTTGATCAAAAGTCAAGTTTGGTCTTGTTATATCCATCACCTGTTTTGTCAATTCTGATCTAGGTGTTGATACTCCAAAATTTTCCAGGATCGCTCTGAAACGATACTGAAGTTTTGGCATCAATAAGCCTTGTGATGCTGAACTCTGATCGTTTGCTAAAGGTACTGTAAATTTTGATAAAGTTGATATTGCCATCTGTTTCTCCTATTTATCCAAAATTAGTTCCCCAATTTTGCTATTTCTCCTGTGTTTTTGATTCTCAACGGAATGTAGATAAATTCAACCGATTTCACAGGTTCAATCGCGATATCCACATAAAGTTCGTTTCTGTCTATTCTTGTAGCTGTGTTGTTTGTGTCATCACAAACCACTAAGAAGTCAAACAATGCTCTTTGACCAACAAGTTCTAACAGGAATGATTCAACTGCTTGTTTAATTTCATTTCTAGTTAGTTCATCATTCGGTTCAAAGATAAACGGTTTAGCAATAGCATCCAATTGTGTTCTTAGGAATACTGCTAATCTTGATACATTTATTCTATCTAGTGCAGAAGTTGCCTCTGTTTTAGTTAGGTTACCAAAGTTAACAATTCCTGCTCCTGAGAAGAAAGTAATTGGATTTATTTTCACCTCGTGCATAGAATCTCTCACTGACTCTGTTACAGATATTGTTTTGAATTCTCCAGTGGATGCATCAATGTGTCCAACCGATGTAGCGTTGTCGACCACACCACGTCTAGTTCCTGCTGGTGCAAACCATGGGAACGCGACATTGTCGTTATTTGCCAACACTCTTGTAATCATGTGTGATGGTGGAACAACAATTGAATTTCCGCTGTTGTCTGTTGTTAATCCTGATGGATAAAACACTCCTAAGAAATCACTTGAACTTACAAGACCATCTTCGCCGTTGTCTGTGGCACCTGCTGTGTTATTAGCATAGTTTTGGATTGCTGTCGCTGTGCCTTCCAATCTCAATGGTGTGTCACCAACAACAAATGCTGTGTTGTTTCGATCTGTGTTTAAACTTAGCATGTTTTGTATCACCTCTGGGTATCCAGGACATGTAATAATGTTGTAGCCTCTTTGATCTTCTCTTAAAGCCTGGTTAGTGTCTATCTCAGATTTTAATTGTTGGACAATTACTTTTCTCTGCGATTTTCTTCCAAAACATCCTGAACCGTCGGCATTGTTTTCCGATTTGGTTACCCATCTATCTGGGAAGTAACCGCCTACTGACTCATTATTGAATCTAATGTTTCCTAGTCCTGAACTTCCTGAACTTGGATATTTTGTTTGAGTAATGTAATCGTTTTTGTACTCTTTAACATTGTATCCCGAACGTCTTGTGTTCCATAGTAATATTCCTTGCGGGAATAAAGCTGGATCTGGAGCATCCGGATCTAAGAAACCATCTGTCAATAAGTCTTTGATAGAACTTGCGTCACCTGCCGCCGAGCTATTGTTGGCATTCTTTTCAGCAGTAGTCTGCCATCTTGCATCTGCAAAAACAATTCCATCTTCTGTTGTTTGATCTGTTTTGTCAACTAGTTCAAACGCCGCTCCGGTAGTTGTAACTGCAACTTGGTTTGCAGTATTTGTAGAACTGATAGTTGCCGCTGTATTATACTTGTATAATTTTGGATAATTTTCTAAGTCACTAGTGTCAATCCATAAGTCATTGTTTACAAGTGGTGTTCCATCTGATTGAGTTGTAGGTGCCGTTGCACTAAACTGCGGGCCATTTGGATCTGTATCTGAGTAAGCTGTTCTATATCCAACGAAAGTTGTTCCGTTGTGTGCCATTATGTCTGCTTCGTCTATCGAAGTGTCATACCATAACGCACCGTCTGCCGGTTCATTTGTTGGAGCACTGATCGAAGCTGTGTAGCTTAATCTCTTCCAGTTACTTGCCATTACTTCGTTACCTACTGTTGAATCTTCAGAATCACCAGTTGGAGTAACATAAAGATTGTCAACCAAAGTTGTTGAGTTGTCAGTGAAAGTTCCATATGCATGAGCCGCCGCTGTACCAAAACCTGCGTCGTCTAATGGAGTTCCTGATGTGTTGTTCATTCTGAACTCACCACCTAGTTTGTGCTTGATTTGTATCGCACCTGTGAATTCACCCGATGTGATAACACTTGCTTCTAGGTTAGTAAATCCTGCCGCCGCAAATGCTGTGACAAAATCTTCTTTATCAGCAAGAGTTGAACCATCGCTTGATTGAACTGTTACAGTTTTTGCTGTATCTAAAGCTTCTTGATTTTTCAAAGATTCTCTTACCGTAAATGTTTCGTTATGTGTGAAAGTTGGATGTGTAGTTTTTGAAGATATAATTGTTTCTCCACCTTCATATCTAAATGTTTGGAAATCACCAACGTTTGGTGTAGTGTCTTGTTGTCCATCTACTGATTGTTCTGTGATGTTAAATTGTGTGTACAAGTCACCAACACTTAAAGCAGTTCCACCATTTGCTGGATCTAATTTAAAAATTGCTTGATGATGTGTTGCATGTAATGGTGCAGATACTGTTGAGAATGCTCCACTTGATGCACTGTATAATTTGACAACAATGTTTGCACCTGAATTTGCAGATGTAGTTTTGAACCAAACTGATCCGTTAGGTCTATCTTCATCTGCTGTTTTCCAAGTTGGTCTGCTTGTATGAGCCGCTTGTAGGAATTTAGGACCATTTGCGGTTCCTGCCGATATTCCTAATTCTGCCAATAATCCAGAGCCCTCTTCAAATCTGATTGTATTGAATCCTGCTGTTGAATCTCCAAATCCCAAACCGTTGTGGAATATTTCTAAAGCACTTGTAGTACTGTTAATACTTGAACTTACTCCAGGAATATTTGCATTGTTGATTGCTGTGTTTACATCTGATAATGCTGTGCCACCTGTTGTTACTTGCACACCATTAATTTGCATTGTTGCTGATCCTGTAACTGTCGTTCCTGATGCAACTGTTTTAACAGGTAATGTTAGGTGCCAAGCACTTGAACCAACGTTCACCCAAGCGTTGCCAGAAGATTTTTTGTAAATCTTGTTAGACACGTGTGTTGTGTTGATTGCGTAATCACCCGGTGAACCGATGTTTGTTTTTGGTGCACCCGTTGAACTGTTTCCTACCAGGTCGGAAACTGAAGTGATTAATGTTGGTGTTTTGGCTGTGAATTTTTGATCTGTTTGTGACCATTCAAATATACCATAACTGCTTGATGCAAGGTCAAACCAGTATGTTCCATCTGTAGGTGCCGCTGTTGGAGGATTGGCACTTCCGATTAATTCCGAAGTGTCAATGTTCACTCTTAAAATAAATGCTCTGTTCGCCACACCCAAAAATGAGTATGCCGCTTGTAATCCATATTCATTCAATTCGTAACCATGAATTGGATTGTTAGAAGCATCTGTGTAAAATTTTGGATCTCCAAAATTTTCTGTTAATTCTCTTTGAGACGAAATTAAAGTTACTGTGTTGGCATTTGCACTAGTTGTGCCTGCCGCCGTTCCTGTACCTGCTCCGTCAGTTTTGTTTGAACTAGATGCTACTATAAACAGAGGTGTTGTACCCGCATCTGATGGTACATAAAAACTTTCGTTTATTACGCTTACCTCTACTCCTGGTGATGTTAAATTTGCCATTTACGTGTTCTCCTTGCAAGTTTTACGTATTACTGAAAGTATTTATTCAATCATATGGATTTTACGACAAAACTTACCATTTTTTGGTACCTATATAGGCAACGTAAATAGCTTATATGAATAAAAGCCTTAGACCACTATGTACAGAATGCCGTTCTAGGCCCAGGGCATATGCCTATAAGAAACACGACAAAATTTATTGGCGTAGGTTATGCGATAGTTGTATTAGGAAAAAATCAAAAAAACGTATAGGTGGGGTAACAGCTTTACAGAGATCGGGATATAAAAAGCGTAACCGTTGCGAATTATGTGGATTTAAAGCCCAACACACCATTCAATTGGATGTGCTGTTTGTTGATGGAGATCTGCGTAACACAGTTGCTTCAAATTTAAAAACTGTTTGCGCCAATTGCCAACGGTTGCAAGGGGTCAGACGTCTTGGCTGGCGTGTGGGCGATCTTGTTGCTGATGATTAAGTGATCAATCTTTTGATATAAATCTTGCTTATCACCGTTGTTTTCTATCACAAAATCAAACTCCTCTTTTGCCCATGCGTATTCGGATGAATGTATGTTTTTTGGCTCAATATTTCCTTCTACATAGTTGACAAACCAGTCTGGATCTTGGCCCCGTTTGACAAGAATAATTATGCCACCATGAGCTCGTATCTGTTTCACTTCGTTGGGGAATCTAGTGTCTGCAATAACTGTGTTTTGTCCTTTGTATCTGCCTATGCAACTATCAACCCATATTCCGTCATACATGTTGCCACGCATAACTTCGGTGCCAAAATGTTGTAACACCCATCTTGGTGTGATTGGTTTTCCAAACTTTTCGCTCCAGAATTTATCAGGTTGTTCTCTCCAGTGCCTACTTGATTCGGTGTCTCCCTCAAGCATACTCCTGTCCCAATTGAACATGGACGCAACTGCGTCCTTTAAGCTCTTGGCGAAACTGTCTTTTATATAACCGTGTTTTTCAACAAGCCTGTCTGCAACTGTTCCTTTGCCAGAACTAATAAGTCCTACTATTCCTATCAGCATGTGATTAGTATATTACTTTTTGAGGCGTTTTTCAATCTCTTTTTTTGCTTCTTCAACAGATTTAAGAATGGTAATCCTAAGTTCTTTCTTCTTTTGTTTCAAGGCAACAATGCTCATGTTTTCCAAATCTTCTACCACTTGTTCTAATTCATCCAATGATAGATCTGAATATGTTCTATATCTCTTTTCTGTCATCAAAGATATTTAAAGTGATTTGTTTATGTATTAACCAATAACAAAACTATGAGGTGTGCCGCCTTCTGCGAAGTTACCAATTTCTTGGTCTAGCCTTTCCATCTCAGCCATGCCTTGTTGTTTTAGGTCAGCACCATTTAAAGATGTGCCACCCTGTGGACTTGCGATAGTGTTGAATTTACCTCTAGCCTCACCTAACATTACTTTGGATACTGCCAATGTGTAATCTCTTATCCATGGTTTTGAGTATATGTCTTTGAATAGTGTGATGTCAGGTCTAAAGTTATCTGTATGCATCAGCACAGTCTCATTGTCGGCTCTTGGTCGTTGTGTAATTGTTAATTTTTTTGTGGCCACATCAAAGTGAAACTGTATGAATGAACCAAACAACTTGCCAACTAATTCTTGATATGATGCAAAAGCATAGTAAGTCGCCAACCCGCCTGTTGCACCTGCTCTCAAAAGATATGTGTTTGTGTATGCTAAATTGAATGGTTCAAACAGTGTACCACCTTCGCCACCTTCAGTTCGTGAACCAACGGTTCTTCTAAATAATTTTCTTACATTGATTACTTCATCTGGTAGTATATATGTGTTTTGGTTTTCTTTCAACTCTAAAAAAGCATAAGATTCTTCCACCGCATTTGAGCTACGCTGGCGATATCTATTGACTGCTCTTTCCAGGGCCGTATGATAGTGTTTTGGGTCTAATTCAACATCTATCATGCCCTCACCTAGATTGTTTTTTACGTAATCAAATATTTCTTGTTGTCCTGTTTGAAGTTCTGACATACTGATATTTATTGCCTTTGCCTACACAATAAATATGTATGATATGCCAAGATTATCCATTTTTAAGCCTGAAAAAGGTGCAGACTACAAATTCTTTGATAGAACAATCAAAGAGATGTTTACAGTCGGCGGAACCGACCTACATTTCCACAAATACATAGGTCCTTATGATCAGGGAGATACAAATAAAGATGGAGCGGCAACTCCTACTCAACCACAATATTCAGGTGATAGCCTAAACGAAAGAACAATCCAAGATTTATTATTTCTTGAAAATAGGGACAGAAAGTACGATGCAGACATCTATACAATTCGTGGAATCTATAATGTCCAAGATATTGATTTCAATTTATCACAATTCGGTATGTTTCTGCAAAATGATACGCTATTTTTGACAGTGCATCTAAACGATTCAGTAGAAAGATTAGGGCGAAAGCCAATGAGCGGAGATGTCATTGAATTTCCACACATGAAAGAAGATTATTCTTTAGATGAAAGTATTCCAATCGCTTTAAAAAGGTATTATGTTGTAGAGGATGTCAATAGAGCCGCGGAAGGGTTTTCTCAAACTTGGTGGCCACATCTTCTTAGATTGAAGTTGAAGTCATTAGTGGATTCACAGGAGTACAGAGATATACTTGGCGATGCAACAACCACCGGAAGTTTAGCCAACTACATGTCTACATTCAATAGAGAAAAAACCATATCAGATCAAGTATTAGCTCAAGCAGAAGCTGACGCACCTAAGTCTGGCTTCAACTACAAACAATATTATGTTGCGCCAATTGATGAAAGAGGAAATATTAGAACAGATAACGTTAATTCCACTGAAAGGATCAGTTCTGACAAGCCAATAAATGCCGTAATAGATACGCCAGCCGCGTCACACTATGGATTTTATTTAGATGGGGACGGTGTTGCACCTAACGGTCATCCAGCTGGATTTGGAATATCCTTCCCTAACGCAAACGTAAATAAAGGTGATTATTTTTTAAGGACAGACTACTTGCCAAATCGATTATTTAGATATGATGGTAACAGATGGGTGAAGATTGAAGACTCGGTAAGAATCACTACTAGTAACACTGATACTAGAGCAACGCAGAAAACAGGTTTTGTTAATAGATCTGGTACTACTACTATAAATGGACTTACTGTAGATCAAAGACAATCCTTAGAAAATGCACTTAAACCAAAGGCTGATAACTAATGCTCCATTTTTATTCGGGACAGGTAAGAAGATTTTTAACACAATTCATGAGAATATTGAATAATTTTAGTGTTGAAACTGGTAGGGGCAAGGACGATCAGATTGCACTTAGACCAGTGCCAGTCGTTTATGGAGATGCCACTAGACAGGTAGCAAATATTATAAGGCAAAATAGTGAAAATGCTTTAAACTATGCACCCAAAATTGCTTGTTACATCAGAGAATTAAATTATGATCGTGAGAGAATGCAAAATCCTTATCACGTGGAAAAACAACATTTGAAGGAACGTGATGTTTTAGAGGATGGTACTTACAGTAATAAATTAGGAGCAGGCTATACAATTGAAAAAGTTATGCCATCGCCTTTTAGATTAGAAGTCACAGCCGACATTTATAGTAGCAACACCGATCAAAAATTACAAATTATGGAGCAAATATTGTATTTGTTTAATCCTGATTTTGAAATACAAAAAAGCGACAACTACATTGATTGGACTAGTCTAAGTTATGTAGAACTTAGAGACATTACATTTAGCAGTAGAACTATTCCCGTTGGTGCAGACTCGGAAATAGATGTTGCAACAATGACATTTAGTATGCCGATATGGTTATCACCTCCTGTAAAAGTTTCAAAATTAGGCGTAATACAAAAAATTATCATGAGCGTATATGACGACGACGGTGGCATTAACAAAGGCCTGATCAGCGGACCGTTGATATCACAAAGTTTTATCACTCCAAACAATTTTGGTTTGCTTGTGACCGGAAACCAACTACGCCTACTAGGCACTACAGGCGTAAATGTGTCATCTGGTGGTGATGGGTTTCACACAGGGGCACGAGATCCCGGACTAGCAGATCCTTTCGAAACTTTTGGTCCACCTGTGAATTGGAAACTTTTGCTTGATCAATACGGAAAAGTAAGGAACGGTACCAGCCAGATCAGACTACAACAGCCAACTGGCAATGAAATAGTCGGAACTATTGCGACAACATCATTGGATGATAGCATATTGTTATATACAATCGACAATGATACTATTCCTGCAAACACTTTACCTGCTGTGAAAAAGATAATTAATCCATTAACATTTGCTCCTACAAACAATGCGGCAGGCGATAGATATCTCATAATTGATCAGATCGGAGATTCAACAGCAACGGTGCAAAGTTCAACTTGGGGCAATTTAGTTGCCAGTGTTGGAGATATTATACAATACGACGGAACAAAATTTGTAAAAGTTTTTGATGCATCAAATCCAGATTCAACTTTACACTATGTGACAAACTCTAACACGGGAATTCAATACAGATTCACTGGCACCGAATGGGTCAAATCCTATGAGGGCATATACACCGCTGGTAATTGGACCATCGTATTGGATGGTGGTTTTGTGGCAAACGATGATGCATCAGGGCAAGACGCTACTACTCCTTGATAATATAATTTTTTTCTGTTATAATTTTGTATGAAATCAAAAGTTTCTAGAAGTCTAACAAAAACAATTACTTGGCGTATTTTAGCCACTAGTGATACATTTTTAATAAGTTGGTTCATCACAGGCAACTGGACTTGGGCCGGCGCCATTGCAGGCATAGAAGTTGTTACTAAAATGTTTTTGTACTATGGTCATGAAAGAGTATGGGATAAAATCAAATGGGGCAGAATGGAGTTAGACTTACCAACAGAAATTTTTCCTACTGAGGATTGGAAAATTAAAAGGCTCAAAAACTTTCTTAATAAGAAGCATAAAAGACTGGCTAAATTACTATAATGAAAGAAAATATTATTTGTTCAGGTGCTTTATTCTATTCCACCAGCACAAAACGTTTCTTGTTTTTACAAAGAACCGATCGAAAGACACAGGGCACTTGGGGACTTGTTGGAGGCCAAGCACACTATACTGAATCTGCATTTGAAGGTTTGAAACGTGAAATATCCGAAGAAGTTGGAGATACACCGGCATTCAAGAAGGTTATCCCATTAGAATTGTTTACATCAAATGATCAAAAGTTTTTCTTTCACACCTATCTAATCGCAATCGACGGTGAATTTATTCCAAAATTAAATGGTGAACATTCAGGGTATTGTTGGTGTGCTTTCGAATGTTGGCCTAAAAATTTACATGGCGGTTTACGTAATACTTTAAACAACAAAAGTATTAAAGGCAAACTACAAACAATCCTTGATTTAATTGTCTAAAAAAAAGGCGACTCGAAAGCCGCCTTTTTGATCTACTAAAAAGTATTAATATTTATTAGTTGTTAGTTCTCACAGCACAGTTTACCAACTTGATTCCTGAATCAGTTGAGCTTTCTAAAGCTCTACCAATTACATGGAAAGGTGTGATTGACTCACCCTGTGCTACTGCTCTTGCACAACCTTTTGTAGAACTTGATACCAATCTTTGTCCTTTGGTTACTTCACCTATTACTCTCACTGGTGTTCTTCCTGTCATTGCTACAAATGGATGTGAATCGTTGTTACCTGCACCTGCGTTCATGGCATATGCCGGCATTGTTGATACTACGCCAAATACTGAATCTGATAGGTCAGTTGTTGTTTCAGTGATCTCTGCTGAGCCACCTACTGTAACTACTGCACCCTCTGCCATTGGAGCGTCTGCTTCGAAACGCTCGGCAACGTCCGCGTACTGAGCCGAAGTTGATAAAGCGTGTACCACGTTGGCACGTATATCTACAAGTGAAAAGTCCGATTGTGGTGAACTATCTCCTTGTGAACGTAGTGCTGTAAAGGCACCACCTGCATTACCGTGTGTAGTTGTTCCGTCATCTGCAAATGATTCGTCCCATACCCAGTACAGGTCTTGTTCTGTGGCAGTGGATGTTTCTCCTCTGTTGACTTTCAAACCTGAGAATGTAGGCATACCTGAATTTGCAGAAACGTTTCTGTTCACTTCGATAACGTTGTCTTCAACTGTCAATGTTGATGTGTTAATTGTTGTTGTAGTCCCGTCAACCGTGAAGTCACCGTGTACCCTAACACCTGCATCAGTTATTGTCATTTCAGTGTTGCCATCTACAGTTACGGTCACTGATCCATCTCCTGTGTCAGCAACAGTCACGTTTGTGTTGTTTTGTGAAATGGCAGTTGATGATATACCTGATATTTCGTTGTCAACATACGCTTTGATCGACTGTTGTGTTGCTAATTTGGTGTTACTATTTGACGCCATGTTGTCTTCGTCTTTGATACCTGTAACAGTTGCCCCGTCACCTGCTATCACAAGTGATGTGCCGGCTGATAAAGCACCAGTTATGTCTACTGCCTCCGCTATCGTGACCTTAGTTGAATCAGATGAATCAAGAGTCGTTCCATTAACTCTTAAAGAACTTAGTAATAGATCTCCTGTTCCACTAGGTTGTATTGAAAGTTCAGCATTCGATCCATTGGATGCGATCACGTTAGTTGTGATTGCTCCCACTGTCGCAGTGCCAAGTATTGTTGGCGCTGAAATTGTTGGACTTGTTAAAGTCTTGTTGGTCATTGTCTGCGTACCAGAGTCACTGTACGCCTTAGTTACTACGTCACCGTCTCCTGATGGTGCCGATGTAGCTAGACCTGTGATTGTGTTGGCCGAAGCTGATAATGTAATATCACCGCATTCTAAGCCATTGTTAACTCTAAAGTTACGTGTTGTCATGGTTCCATATCTCCCACATGATTGTTGTTAATGTTATTATTTAGCCTGCTAATGCAGATATTCTGTAACCAGACACTGTTGTGCTTCCACCGGAAGTGCTTGAAGCAAAAAGTTCAAGGCTGTTTTCGCTTGAAGTGTCAAAGCCTGCTGTGAATTCTAATTGATGTGTGCCTTTTGTTGAAACAAAAGGACCATTGGCTACGGCTGGTACTCCTGGAGTTGCCGCTGTGTATACCTCTTGTATGCTAAATGCGCCTTCTGAACTATTAGCCCCTACTATAAAATACACTGCACCATTACCTTCATCTAGGTCCATTGTGTCTATTGCTGTGGCACTTGAACTTACTGTGACTGCCGCAAATGCCTTTTGATTGGCGTTGCTTTCTGCTGTCATGTTGTCTTTCAATAAAATTTTGTGTATTGTTAAATTTAGATTTGTTTCTAGGCCTGCCGCACTTACAACAACATTATCACCTGAGATTGCGGCTGTCAGAGTGATCAACGGATTGCCACCTGAAGTGTTGTGTCCATATGATGTTATGTAAGCATCGGATCCGTCGTGAACCACCAGTGCCTCCACTACATCCATTTCTGTTTTACTATCATTATCAACACTTATAAAGTATTTTGCACCTCTAAATGAAGCATGAGCAAAAGTGTCAATTGATTCTGACGCAGAATCTACATCTGTGTTACTGGTTGTGACAGTGTTACCTCTCGTGGCATCGGCTGTGCTGGAACTCATAGCAACTTTGTAGAAACTTACTTTACAGTCAGCTGACGTACCTGTTGCTCTTACTCGAAATTGTCCATTACTGACATCCGTGGATAGTGTTGGGACAGTGCTTCCACCTGCTGATTCAATACCTCGTCTGTTTCCTAAGAATGAAGCGGAATCGTTGTTTGTAACAGCTAACATTTCTGCACTTATCACTTCATTTACGAGATCATTGTGTACCAAGAAATAAAATGCACTGTCTATGAATGTTGCATTAATACTATCGATCGTTCTTGCCGCAGTGCTTAACGACTTATTGTTCCTTACAGTTGCCAATGTGTCATCTGATACAGTGGTTGAAACAGTGTCGAAAGACAAGTTTCCAGAACCGTCTGTCACAAGCGCCTGACCTGCTGACCCATCTGATGTTGGTAGATTGAATGCTGTACCACCTGATGTGATTGTCAATTTGCTTCCATCGGATTCGATTTTTTCATTAGCATCTGCAAAATGCAATCCTATGTTTACAGGAATTATCACGTCTGCACCTGCCGTCAATTTGATATTTCCTGTACCTTGTGGAGCTATTGTAATGTCTGCATTAGAACCATTTGATGTGAAATCATTTGCAGTGATGCTGGTTGCTGTAACGGCGCCGGCAAAAGTCCCTGCACCATCAACGTCTAGTGTGGTGCCATTTAATAATTTAAGTTCATCACTGTTAAGCCGAGCTGAAATAGTTGCCGAACCGGCTTTCATTGTATTGAATTCTATTGCACCATCTTCTGTGCCATCTGATGCATCTAAAATTTTTCCTGATATTCTGGCATAAGTTACTGCCTGGTCTGCGTCGTTCTCTCCTTTGAAAGTTACTCTTCCAAGGTAGTCTGCATCTGCAGGGCTCGAACTGTTTCTTTTCAGTTCAATTACAGGTGCGGCACTGTTTGAATCTTCTGTTGACGTGATTAATAATGATGCATCGGTAGTGGTTGTTGTAATATTGACTGCACCACTGAATGATGTTGTTTGGTCTGCGTTAAAAGTGGCCGCTGTCGATCCACCTGTCGCCATTGTGATTACATCTGATCCGCTAAAAGTAATTGAGGTGTTTGAATCTGCGTCACCACTTATAGAATCTAATGATAAACTGCCAACATTTGATATATTTTGATCTTGGAAGTCGACTGTGCCTTCTACGGTCAAGTTACCATCTATGATTACATTTTCATTAATGTTAATTGTGCTTGAATCTGATGAATCTAATGTAGTTCCGTTGACTCTTATTCCACCGACCACAACGTCACCTGTACCACTTGGCTGTATAGATATGTCAGCATTAGAACCATTCGAGGTAATTGCGTTTGTAGTAATGGCTCCAATCGTAGCAGTGCCAGTGATTGTAGGTGCACTGATAGTTGGCGTGGTTAAAGTTTTATTTGTTAATGTGCTAGTGCCACTTTCAACAAAAGCCTTGATTGACTGTTGTGTTGCAAGTGCTGTTGCACTGTTTGTCCCCATTGCATCTTCGTCTAGTACAGTGGTCACTCTTGCTCCTGAGCCTCCAAGCTGTAAGCCTGATCCTGTGAAGTCACCAACTGTCGATCCATCCACAGTAACCGTGATTGTGCCTGATCCAGAATCTGACACAGTGATGTTTGAATCGTTTTGTGATATTGCTGTGGTTGATATACTTGATATTTCACTATCAACATATGCTTTGATAGATTGTTGTGTGGCTAATTTTGTGGCACTATTTGATGCCATGTTGTCTTCATCTTTGATACCCGTTACAGTTGCACCATCACCTGCAATGTTAAGTGAGGTAGCGGCAACCAACGCTCCTGTGACATCCAATGCTTCTGCGACTGTAATTTTTGTTGAATCTGCGGCACTCAAAGTAGTACCGTTTACCGTAATTGCATCTAGCACAATGTTTCCTGTGCCTGACGTTGTAAATGTTAAATCTGCGTTTGTTGGGGCTACCAGGTTGGTGATTGACACATCACCTTCTGCGGCGAACTCTAATGCATTTCCTGCCGCGTTAACTTTTAAAACTTGGCCCGCTGAACCTATGGAAGTTAAGCCTGTACCACCAAAGGCTGTGCCGACAGTGTCGCCTGATTGAAACTCTGCTAGGCCTGTGGCCACATTTGATGCGTTGAATACTACTCGTACCGGTGTCTTATCTGCCATATACTAGTTCTGTGCCCGGCCTTCTTGCCCCCACCGGATGCATTCCCTTTTGTTTATGCTGTATTTATTGCTTTTATCAATTAGAACTGAAACAGCGTCACACCTGTTTGATTTGATGCCAAAGAATTACCGTCTGATAATGTAAATTGTTGTTCAGCTTCTGTGTAAACTGGCACATCCTCAACTGTTCCGTTGAACTCAAGTTCTAAATTTGCTGTTTTGGCCAGTAGCTGTGCATCTGAAAAATTCGTACTCCCATCGCTTACAAAAACTTTCACAATTTGCACTGGTCTTGCCGTTGTTTTGTTTGTTTTTCCACCTAAAACTATTGTCTGGTCCACGACCTTCGATCCTGACGGTAATGTGGCACCTGATGCAGAAATAGTTAATGATCCTGTTGTATCTGATGAAATTACTGCTCCTCCTAGATCAATTGTTTCTGCGGCAACAAATAAAGTTTGCCACCTTCTGCTTGATGATCCTAGCTGAAAAACACCGTCCTGGCTGGGTATCAAATTACCTGCTATTTCGATTCCAGGGGATGAATCTTCTGTTGATAGTGTGGTACCTGCCACCCTTATTCCTTCAATCACAACATTTCCGTTGCTCGAAGTCAATGTTAGATCTGCATTACTCGGGGCGGCTATGGTCGAGCCCACAAAACTAAGATCTCCAACACTTACATTAGACACTTCGTTATCAACATAGGCCTTTATAGATTGTTGTGTCGCCAAAGCAGTGTCACTGTCACTACTAAAATTATCCTCATCCAAGATAGCTGTTACAGTTGCACCACTCGCCAACGCTAAACTAGTATTTGTCGATAAAGCACCTTCAATATTAGCTGTACCGTCTACATTTAGACCATCATTGATGTTTATTGTTGAGCTATCGTCTGCACTTATGGTTGTTCCATTCAATCTTAACCCTGATGCAACAACTCCGCCTGTGCCTCCTGGAGAAAGTGTGATATCTGCATTACTTGGTGAACTCATTGTTGAACCAACAAAACTGAAATCACCAACTGACACTGATCCAAAAGATAAAACTCCTGATCCATTTGTCTGTAAAACTTGGTTGGCACTACCATCTGATGAAGGAAGTGTGTAGGCGTTTGAAATGTTTACCTTGCCTGACCCAGAAGTGGTAAGTGTTAGGTCACCGTTGGAAGGTGCCGATATAGTTGATCCTGTTATTCCCAGATCACCTAGTGTTTTTAGTGTGTCTGCGTATTCTAAACTGTTCCAAGCCGTTGATCCTGTTCCAATCTTAAATCTATTTGTATCCGACTCCCAACCAAATTCTCCTGCCGCCATGGTAGGATTGTTTGATGCCCAGTCTGCCGCCGTGTCTCGTCTTAATTGAATCTGTGTTGGCATTATTCTGCTGTGCCTCCATCTAGTGCCGCGATCGCACTATAATCTGATGTCGCGTCACCACCATCTAGGTTAAGTGATGCTGTGTTGTCAACAAATGTTAACACCCCCGATCCGTTTGTTGCCAGCACTTGGTTTGCTGATCCGTCGGAGTTTGGGAAAGTTATTCCTGTTAATACTATGTTTCCTGATCCTCCTACACTTAAAGTCAAATCTGCATTGCTAGGTGCTGACAGTGTTGATCCTGTTGCAGTAAGGTCACCCAGACTACTAGCAGACCCGCCTCCGCCGCCTGAAGATACTTCGGTTCCGCCTGGTGTAACTCCATCGCCTATTCTTAAACTGCCTGTGTCTACGTCTACTGCAAGGTAGCCATCTTCGATGATGTGTGTGGACAAATCGTAATCTTTGTATGAACCTACTAGTTTTCTAAATGCCATTTACGCTCCTTAATTTTGGCCAGATAATGTTTTTAGTCTTTGTATAAATTCACTTTCTGTCTTTGGTTCTTTGGATTTCATTCCTTGTGGTACGCCAGGTTGATCTCCACCGGTTGTTTCGGGTTGTTGGACCAAAGGACCGTCTTTCCTTGCAATTTCATCTTCAGCTTGTTCATCTGCGTCTTGAACAATGTTGTCAAACTGAGCAAGATCTTTGCCTGCTTCCTGTTTTTTCAATTCTAATTCTTGTTGTAATGGATACATGGGAGGTTTTGTATTAGGATCATCTGATGAAACTTTTCCTGGATTGTCAGTGTTGCTGTCATCCGTTTTGACCTCTTCGCTGTCTGTTGATACAGATGCTTTCTTTGATCCAATCAATTGATTTAGAAGTTCCTCATCCTCTTTGTCTGGAATTGCTTTTATATTAATGTCTATTTCTTTATATCTCATCCGTTATCCTTATGAGAAGGTTGCGTTCTGACGGGCAAGGGCCACCCAACCAGTTGATTGATAAAGCAGTGTTACGGTGTCCTCAACATCATCAAATGTAATTCTTGTGCCGTTAACAAAGTTTGCCGGCGTTACTATTCCACTGCCGCCGTCGGTCTTCATTGAAATTATTTTGATCTGTCCTTCCACGCCATCTGCCAATGAAAAGGCCTGTGAGCTACCAGTAGTGACTAAGAGTGTAACTGTGTCTGTCAAATTTACTACCTCAGTGCTACCTGAACCAGTCAGCGTTTGCACACCAAAAACATTTCCTCGAGAGAACAAAGTGCCTGTGACATCCACGTCTTCCGCTACTGTGATTTTTGTTGAATCTGCTGAATCTAATGTGGTACCATTTACTCTTAATGCACTAACAACAACATCACCTGTACCACTCGCTTGTAATGATAACTCTGCGTTTGATCCATTAGATGTGATCGTGTTTGTTGTTAAACTGTTTGCAGTGATGTCTGTTGCTGTAAGAGTGCCAGTCATGCTGGTATCTCCAGTCACAAACATATCGCCATCTTCTTGAATTTTGAAAATGAATGTGCTTTCTGTCGGTGAACCGTCTGGGTTGGTGTTGTTGTAGATCCTGAATGCCTGTCCTGTGTCGCCACCATTTGAGTCCAAAAACATGTTGATGCTTTTCACACTGCTTAGGACAGTGTTGTTGTCTTGTCCAAACTGGGTCACAGTGAAATCCATGAAACTTACTGTGCCTGCCTGTGCATGTGTAATTCTGTTGCCGTTAGTTACTATCTTTGCACCAAATATAGCGTCGCCGCCTTCACTCATGTCTAATGTCAATGGAGTCACTGTGGCACCGTTATCATTGCCTTTGAAAATTAAATCTTTATCTTGTGCTGATGACTTGATTACAAAGTCTGCTGTAACCCTACTGAGCCTTCCAAATTCTGTGCCGTCATCTTTTAATATTAAATCTGCATTATCAACATCAACTATTAGGTCGCCTCCTGAGTCTATAGTTACATCGCCTGTGCCTGATGATGCCACTGTCAAAGCGGCGTTAGAACCATTTGCTGTGATCTCGTTTGTTGTAACTTTACCGGCAGTAAGATTGCTTACTTCTAGATCTCCTGCCGTAACCGATACAGCACTTGACTTGTCAGCCGCAGTGGCCGTTGTCGTTCCAAAAATAAATGAATCTGTGTCTTCTTTCCATAACAGTGCCGCGTTGTCTCCTGCTGTGCCTCTTTCTATTATTATACCTGCACTATTGGTGTTTGCAGATGCACCTGTGTTTAATTCTATTATGTTGTCTTCTATCGTGGTGTTTGTTGTGCTCACAGTGGTTGAAGTACCACCCACTGTCAAGTTTCCGTTTACAGATACATTCAAACTATCAAGTGTAATGGTATTTGTGCCTGATCCAGAGTCAAATCCGTCACCTGCTTTAATTGTGTAATCACCTGATGTACGTAAAGTTTTAGCCATTTGCTAGTATTTATATAGAATAGGGGGAGTGTGAAAACTCCCCCATAAGCACGTGTTCGTTATTATCTAACGTCGATGTTAGCGATACCTGATACTTGACCTTCGTCAGTACCTTCAGTGTTCAACTGATATTTTGCATTACCAGTTGTGCCATCTGCTTGTACATAGTGTACTGTGTTGTTGAAAAACTTACTTACGTAAGCAACTGTTGAGTCATCTAAGATGATCTGAACACAGAATGTACCTGCTGATCCGCTTGGTGCGGCACTAGGTAATGATCCTGGTGCAACTGCCTGTAAACAATACACAGCCTCTGATGAATCTTCCAAGTGTATTTTGAACTTTCCTGATCCTCTTTGGTTTACCACATAAGCCGTGGTTGAATCAACTTTAGATCCACCGTCCGGTCTGTATGCCGTTACTGCTATGTTTCCTGATAGGTTGCCACCGAAGTCATTTGCTCCGCCAGACATTTTACTCTTTTTGATTGGTCTTCCCATTTGTTTTCTCCTCTTTAGGAGTCCAATGCCAGTTCTCCTGGCTACGCGGTTTGTTTCCGCATAAGTCTTCTGCTGTATGCAAAAGCACGTTTGAACTGTGTGTATTTATGGTAATACAGGATTTATTAAACACCCATAAAAAAAGGTCGATTTCAAATATCCTACACTGATCGACCTTTTATTAGTTTGTTTGTTAACCTTGAACTTCAGGTGCTGGTTGTCCAGACCATACTGCCCATCCGATCGCAATGATCACGATAGCAATACCTATCCAAACTTTTTTGTTTTTTAAAAA